CGCATAGTGGGATCCCTTCAATAGTTCCAGCCCTTCACCGGGCGCGTATTCGATCGGGTGAGACTTGGATGATCCGATTCTGGGCAACCCTCTTCGGCTTATACCGAGTGTTGGATTTCCCAGGAAAGGTGAAAATAAGTACCATTACGAAAGAATACGGTGGAGACCATCTTATGACTTACGGATTTAGTCAATTCGTATTCAACCACCTTACCCATGTGCTGAAGAAACTATACCATAGGGATGGTACAGTGACGGATGCATTATGGAGTGAGGAGGGCGATGGTCCTTTGGAGTTTATGAAGGGACTCCGAGCTAAACCGTTCCTGATTTCTAAGTCTGGACCCGCGGTGCGTGGAGCTAATATTCCGAGCGGCGCTCAGAGTACGTCTCCTGCATCTATTCTGGCTTCAGCATTCACGTGGTTGCACAGTCCTCTATACCCAATTTTGCAAAATTGGTGTAAAATGACTGGTAATCAGTGGGTGCTAAACCGGATAGAATCCTGGGCCAAAGAGTTGTGGGTTTGGGAAGAGTCTCTTCCTTTATCCTCGGGAGGACCCCCATGTCCTTTCGAAGCAACAAATTGGCTTGGGAAACTTGGGTTCAAACCGGAACCAGCCGGTAAAGTTCGGGTGTTTGCTATGGTCGATCCATGGACACAGTGGCTCTTTGATCGCCTTCATAAAGCGATCTTTGGGCTACTGGAGCGGATACCACAGGATGGGACATTCGACCAGGAGCGTCCGATAAGGAATCTGTTTACTTGGAAGGAGGCAAACGAGAAGAAATTCTCTAAGCCAATCTCCTTGTATTCATTTGACCTGTCGGCCGCGACTGATCGTCTGCCTATCGTACTTCAAAAAGTACTACTGTCTCCCTTCTTAACAAGTTGGGGGGCAGAGCTGTGGGGTTGCCTGATGGTTGGTCGGAAGTATCACTGCCCCAAGACAATAAAGTTCAAGGATGGTCCTAAACAGACTGTCTCAGAGCTGGGATTTGTCCAGTATGCAACCGGTCAGCCAATGGGTGCGCTCAGTTCATGGGCGATGCTAGCATTTCTCCATCATGCGATCGTTCAGTGGTCCGCCTTCAAGGCGGGCGTGATCACAACTGATAAACCATGGTACGAAGGCTACGCTGTCTTGGGAGACGACGTAGTTATAGCGCGTGACTGTGTCGCTTTGGAGTACGCTAAGATCATGAAAGCGTTAGACGTTGGGATCGGAGATCACAAGTCTCTGGTTTCACGATCGGGTAAGGCGATGGAATTTGCGAAGCGAACATTCCTTAACGGAGTGAACGTATCAATGGTTCCATTTGCTGAATTCGTCATAGGCCGCCAGAGCCTGGCTGGCCTACTGGAGCTAGTGCGTAAATATTCACTTACCTTCGGACAGATGCTATCTGTTCTGGGTTATGGGTATCGCGCAAAAGCTTCAGCGTCGAAACGCCTCTTTGCGTTACCGAAACGGCTTCGGAATTACATAGTCACGTTCTACGGTCCTGGGGGGCCGGGATATAAAGGTCTACAAGGTTGGTTACCCTTAAAATCGGTAACTTCCCTTTATAAAACCTCGATGTCTCGGGTTCATGGTCTATGCAGATTATTCTTCGAGTCTGAGGTAAAACTCATTCTTGAATACCTAGACTCTTTTACTCCCTTAATACAGGAGGCGAAGAGGCTAGGGACTGTCTATAGAGATCGTGAACATTATGGCACGACACCTAGGGGGACCGATCGGTCATCGGGACATCCAGGGATTGAAGCCACTACACCCCGTGAGGTGGTGGATTCCCTAAATGAAACGGTGTATCGGGAGGCCTTCCTAGATGTGGTCATAACCGCTCGGGACCTTCGTACCAAGCTAGAGGAAATCTTACTGCCTCAGGCAGTTCCGGAGACTAAGGAAGTTGTAGAGGAGGTCTTCTGTCCGCCCGAGGGGTGGTACATGTTGGATGGGCAGTGGTATCGTCCGCAGACTTTAGAAGAGTATAATGCTCGACTAGAGGCTGTTTACGAGCCAGACCCGAAAGGCACGGTTATTACGGAAGATGGAGTAGTTCCACACCCTGACCTCGATCTTCGAGCATTGTACCGGGATCATCTCAAACTGACAGTAATGCCAGAATGGATACCTGAATACGATACCGAGGAGGAATTTAAAGAGTGGGTCTCTGCTTCAGTCCGGAAAGGCCGCCTATCCACACCAAGTGTACAACCCCGTGTCCCGTTTGTCCTTGCTACATTCGTACCAACGGATGCAGCCGGAGTACCAGTGGCCCCGCCAGTGGTATATCAAACTCGGACCGTACAGATTGCAAAACCGCAGCAACCAGATGCTCCGGGCTGCTCCCTTGACTGGGAGAGCCTTGAGAACCTTTGGACTCAGTTTAGAGAGATCGAGACTGAGTTCGCGGCGCTGCCATTCCCAAGAAACATCCAGACTCGGGTGTCGGAAGGGAAACCTCCAACATCCGAATCGAAGATGCTCAAGAGATGGTATCGTTACTCTAGTACGTTTAGGGCGACTGTTGACCCGGTCAACAACTAGTCAGTGTCAATGTGGGGTGGAGGGGACTCCGCCCGCGGTATCTTGAGCTCGGCTCTGAAGTCGAATGTCGAAACAGGAGTTGAAATAGACCACCTAACGATATACGATGAGGTAGAATAATCAAATCGTCTGAGTGACAACTCAGAAAGAGACGCCGAATCGAGGTGATCCGTCGTACTGTATCTGAGATCGGCTCTGAAGACGAGTGGGCAAGCTGCCGCTCGATCGAAGTAGAATAACCAAATCGCCCTGTGGTTCCTTCCTTTGTCGTAAAAAAAACGCAAGGGGAAGAGCTGCTCGGGAAGAGACGCCGAATGGGACTCTCCCTATACAGTATTGCGGTGATCCGCGAATACCGTGAGTTAAGCTTGAGATCGGCCTTGAAACCAATCTGAGAACCAGGAGCTGAAATAGGCCACCTATCTTCGATTGGCGAAGTAAGATAATCAAATCGCTACCTGAAAGGGTAGAAGAGACGCCGAATCGTGTAATACGATTTGACATACACTAATACTGACTAGCAGGAAAGCGATTGAACCCCTTTGGTCGCTCTGATTGTGAGCGGGTAGACCACTGAAAAGTGTATACCTTAGGTTGCCTTTCCTTCGCAGGGAAGGGTATTCTGATAGTGCTCACATGAGGAAGGAAACAAGTCCTGTCTAATGTTGATGGTTTCTCCGTCAAATAGGGACCCAGAGGAATACATAACTCTGGAAAACCTATGAAACATTTTCGAAACGCATCTGAGC